ATATAACCCCCCTATAAAAAAATAAGGTTATTAAATTATAAAGACCGAGGAGGCATCATTAAGAAAAAACACAACTCGCGCGCGTAGGGGGTGTAGGTAGGAAAAAATAAAAGGAAGTGATAAATTTGGATAAAAGTGTTGAAAACATAGAGTTATCAGTTGATGAGAGGATAGTTGCTGAAACCAAAAGACTTAAAAGATTATTGAATAAATTAGACCTAAAAACCAGAAAACTTGTCCAAAATTCTATAATAAATGCAGCTTTTATGGCAATAACGCTAGAAAATTTGCAAGAAATAATCAATAAAGAAGGCACAACTTGTGAATATCAGAACGGAAAAAACCAGTTTGGAATGAAGCAAACACCTGAAGTGGATATATATAATAGGATGATCAAGAACTACAATTCAACTATTAAGCAATTAACGGATTTATTACCTAAAAAAAACATACCAGTAGATGATGGGTTCAATAAATTCATAAATAGTAAATGATAGAATATCCATTAACTTATAGTCCAATAGAAGAATATTGGGAAAAGATAAAAAATAAAGAAATTGTAGTATGTTCAAAAATATATAGAGTATATAAAAAACTTGTATTTGATATTCATGATGAAAAAAGCGAGTGGGAATATGATCCCAGGAAAGCGAATCATGTAATTGAGTTTATAGAAAACTATTGCAAGCACTCTAAAGGAAAACTTGGAGGGCAAGCATTTATACTAGAACTTTGGGAAAAGGCTTTTATAGCTGCGCTATTTGGATTTGTACATAAGATAGAGGGTATAAGAAAATATAGAGAATTAGTACTAATAGTAGCAAGGAAAAATGGTAAATCGATATTAGGATCTGCACTTGGGTTATATATGCTAGTAGCGGATGGTGAAGCGGGACCAGAAATTGTTTCAGCTGCAACGAAAAAAGAACAGGCAAAAATTATTTGGCTAGAAGCTAAGAGGATGATTAAGAAATCACCAGTACTAAGTAGACGTATTAAAACATTAGTTTCAGAATTAGTGAGTGAGTTTAATGATGGCTCATTTAAACCTTTATCATCTGATAGTAACACATTAGATGGATTAAATGTTCACTGCTCATTGATAGATGAATTACATGCGATATTGGATAAGAATTTATATGATGTAATTATTGATGGAACTTCGGCAAGAGAACAACCTTTATCAATAATAACTTCAACTGCAGGTACAGTTAGAGAAGGTATTTTTGATATTAAATATGATGAAGTTGAAAGAATAATAAATGGATACTTTGATAAAAAAGGATATAAAGATGAAAGAGTATTGCCAATTGTTTATGAACTTGATAAAAGAGAGGAATGGACTGATAGTAAGAATTGGATTAAAGCAAATCCAGGACTTGGAACAATAAAAAACTTAAGCTTATTAAGAACAAAAGTAATTAAAGCAAAAGCAAATTCATTGTTAGTAAAAAATTTACTTTGTAAAGATTTTAATGTGAGAGAAACAACATCAGAGGCTTGGTTACCATTTGAAGATCTAAATAATATTGAAACATTTAATATTATAGATTTAAAACCTAAATATGGAATTGGTGGAACTGATTTAAGTTCTACAACAGACCTTACAGCAGCTAAGGTTATTTTTATGGTACCAAATAATCCTAAAGTATATGTATTGCAGATGTATTGGTTACCAGAAGACTTGCTAGAACAAAGGGCAAAAGAGGATAAGATTCCATATGATATATGGAGAGAACAAAACTTGCTAAGAACTACACCAGGAAACAAAGTACATCCTAAATTTGTTACACAATGGTTTTTAGAAGTAAGAAATTTGTTTGGAATATATATACCTTGGATTGGCTATGATGCATGGTCAGCAGAGTACTGGGTGGAAGAAATGAAAGGAAGCTTTGGAGCAGAAGCTATGGAAAAAGTATATCAAGGAAAGAAAACTTTATCAGCACCAATGAAAAATTTAGGTGCTGATCTAAAAAGTAATTTAATAGTATATAACAATAATCCAATTGATAAGTGGTGTTTGAGTAACACCGCAGTTGATATGGATAAAAATTTAAATATACAACCTAGTAAAACTAGGAATCAAAGAAGGCGAATAGATGGAACAGCTGCTTTATTAAATGCGTATGTAACATTAGAAAGACATAAAGCAGATTATTTAAATATGATTTAGGAGGAAAGAAATGGGATTATTCCAAAAGATATTTGGAAATAGGAAACCAAAACAAAACACAAAGGCATTTAAGCTTGTTAGTTCGGCTAATAATAGTTTCTCTTCCTGGTCAGGTAATGTTTGGGAAAATGATATTGTTAGATCATGTATAAGGGCAAAATCAAATGCGGTAGGTAAATTATCACCAAAACATATTGTTGGAAGTGGCGATAAGATGAAGATTGATAGAGTACCGTATATTAGCATGATTTTAAAAGATCCAAATGAGTTTATGTCAATGCAAGACTTTTTAGTCAAGATGGTAACACAAAGAGAGTTAAATCATAATGCATTTGCATATGTGAATAAAGAAGATGGATATGTTAAATCAATATATCCTATTCCATCTAGTAGAGTTGAGCTTCTAGAGTACCAGGATGAATTGTTTGTTAAGTTTTCATTTAATAGTGGAAAGTATATGACTATTCCATATGGTGATTGCATTCATTTAAGAAAAGATTTTAACGAAAATGATTTCTTCGGAGATAGTAGTTACAAATCCTTAAAAAACATAATGGAAGTAATTACATATACAGATCAATCTGTTGTTAGTGCTATTAAAAATTCAGCTGTTATAAGATGGATATTAAAATTTAAAAGTGTTCTTAGAGCTGAAGATAAAGAATTAGAGATTAAAAAGTTTGTTGAAAGTTATTTATCTATTACAAATGAAACAGGAGCTGCAGCAACTGATCCAAGATATGAAATAGAACAAGTTAAACAAGAATCATTTGTTCCAAAGGCAGCACAAATGAAAGAAACTATAAAACGGTTATATTCCTATTTTGGAGTTAATGAAAAAATAGTAATGAATAATTACAGTGAAGATGATTGGAACTCCTTTTACGAAAGTGAAATTGAACCTATATCCATGCAATTATCAAATGCCTTTACAAAGGTATTTTTTACGAGAAAAGAAAAAGCAAAAGGAAATAGAATTATATTTGAATCATCTAATTTACAATATGCATCTATGAAAACGAAATTAGCACTTGTTCAAATGGTAGATCGTGGAGCTTTGACACCAAATGGATGGAGAGAAATATTAAACTTAGGACCTATTGAAGGTGGAGATAAACCAATAAGAAGAAAAGATACAGGACTAGTAAAAGAGGAGGATGAAAAAGATGGAAGTAAATCCAATGGAAAAGATTGAAAAACTATCAAAAGAAGGTAGAGATTTTAGAAATTTTATTGATTTTGAAGTTAGAGCATCTGAAGAAAATAAAGAGCTATATGTTGAAGGTGTTGCTTGTGTATTTAACAGACAAACAGTGTTATTTGAATATGATGGGATTAAATATAAAGAGCAAGTTGATGATAGAGCTTTTAAAGAAGCAGATATTAAAGATGTTATATTCAACTACAATCATTCGGGCAAAGTTATGGCCAGGACAAGAAATAAAACATTGCAATTAGAAGTAAAAAAAGATGGATTACATATAAAAGCTAGATTAGATGGAACTTCTGAAGGAAGAAATCTTTATGAAGAAATAAAAGGTGGATATATAGATAGAATGTCATATGCATACCAGGTAGAAGAATCTGCATATGATAATCAAAATCATTTAAGAACTATTAGAAAAATAAAGAAGCTTTATGATGTCAGTGCGGTGGCAATTCCTGCATATAGTGACACGAAAATTATGACAAGATCGTTTTTGGAACTGGATAGAATCGAAAAAGAAAAGCTGGATAGTGACTTGTTATTAAGAAAAAGGAAGCTGATTTTATTGACAAAAATATAATATAAAAAAATGGAGGAAAGAAATGGACAGATTATTAGAAATTAATGCAAGATTAATTGAAATTAGAAAAATCTTAAAAGGTGAAGAAGAATGTGATGTTGATGCTTTAAATAAAGAAATCAACGAACTTCAGGAAGAAAGAGCGGAAATAGATAAGGCTGAAAGAAGAAAACTTCTTGCTTCAAGTCTTAATGAAGGAGCATTAACTCCTAAAGTTATTGCAAATCCAAACAATGAAAAAAGAGAAGTAGAAGATATATACAGTACATTAGAATATAGAAAAGCATTCATGGAGTACTGTAAAACAGGAAATCTTGCTGCAGAATATAGAGCAGATGCATCAACAGGAAATACAGATATTGCAGCGGTTATTCCATCAACTATTTTAGATGAGGCAATTAAAAAAATTAGTTCATATGGAAACGTATTTGCTAAGATAAGAAAAACAAATATTCAAGGCGGAGTAGATGTTCCAATAATATCATTGAAACCAACAGCATCATGGATTGGAGATACACCATCTGATAGACAAAAAGTGGAAGCAAATACAAAAGTTTCATTTAGTTATCATGGACTTGAATGTAAAGTTGCAGTTAATTTAATTGCTAGCATTGTTAGCTTAAATTCATTTGAAACAACAATTACTGATTTAATTGCTGAAGCAATGACAAAAGCTTTAGATATCGCAGTTATAAAAGGTACAGGAACTGGACAACCACTTGG